GATGGCTCGAAGTTTTCTTTGTGAGATCCCCCTCACCGCGGGTGAATTGATATAGCTCAATGCGCCTTGCTGCCTTCTGTGGAATTTTCAACCCGCTCGCACACTGGGCGCAGGCCAGGAGTTCAGAATGGAGATCCACCGAGGGCGAGGAGGTATCCCAGTCCAGTGGCGACAGTCTTTGCCCGAGTTGCTCCTGAATGCGCGGAACCTCCGCGACCCGCTCGGCCAGTTCCGTCTTGGCGGATTGGATGTCTGAAAGGCTGATATTCGGAACGCCCTTGATCCAACTCTTTTTCCAACTCGTGATACGCTGGTATTCTTGGTCGGCTGCCGTGAAAAAGTTGGAAACCGCAATCAGGCGTTTTTTTATGACATGAAACGGATCGGGTGGCAGATTTCCTGCATTGCCGTGGGCCTCAATGTAATCGACGACACGCGCTCTGTAGAGGCGCAGGGCCTGCATGTCTTGAAAATCACTCAGCGCGTCCTGCTGGGATTCGAGCATTTTGAGATTCGCCTGCAACGCGGCGACCTGGCGGAGAAAGGCGTCGTCGATCATTTGGAGATGGGTTTCGGGGAGAAAGGGTCAGCGTGCGGGGCGGATCTTTTCCAGGCGCTCGAGCGTGGCGAAGCTGTCCGCCATGAGGTTGCGCAACTGCTTGACCTGCTCTGCCTGTTGCCTGCGCATCTCGCGGTCTGCATCTTCCGCCTTGAGACGCTGCTGTTCGATTTTCAGCCGCTGCTGTTCGATTTTGGTGCGGTCCGCCTCGTTGCGGTTGGCGGCTTCCAGTGCTGCCGTCTGCTTGCGGATGGCAGACGCCTGATCTTTCGCCTGGGCGATCTGCTGGTTGCGCTGGTTGATCGCTGCCATGTGGCCCATAGCGTTCAGCATCCCGTCGTTCTGGTTGAAGGAGTCTTGAATGTCACTCATCTGTTGACCGTGAGTCAGATGCCCTGTCCTGACAATTCCAATTTTGGCCCCTTAGCGGCTAGACTGATTCGACAGGCTTTAGAGCAGCTGGGATATCCTCATTTCATCAGCACCCAGTGCCGCAGCGGCCAATCTCCAGACCTGCCACCTCACAGCTCGAAAAACTCCACGTCAAACCTCGCCATGGCGTAAGGAAACGGCGGCTCCAACCCGGCGGCCTGCTCCGCTTCCTCCTCCTCCTTGCCCATGCGCTTGGCGAGAAGTCGTTCTTCCTTGTTGAGGCCGAAGCCGTCTTTGGTTTCATCACTCATAGCGACCAGAACCTCCCTGCCAGATTGCGGTTGCGCAGCACTTGGAGCGCGGTGTTGAAGGCGTCGTTTCCCGGAGCGAGAAGGCTGCTAAAAATTGAATCAGCAATTCCGGCGGCCAGTCCGGTTTGGAGCCTGATGGGCTCGATGAGTGTCGGGTCGGGGATTTTTTGTGGCGCGTGGCAAAGATTCCAAAACTGGTCATGCTTCACGAACGCAGTCCAGGTGGCATCCATCGGCAGATCGGGCGAGTATCCGGGTGGTGATAGGAAATAGATGGTGGCGATCTTGACCGCGTCGAACTCGGGATCGGGGGCTCCTTCCAGTAGGTTGCCCATCTCGACCTCTACCATCGGCTTGTATTTGGATGTCACGGTAAGCCACGGACGCTCCCGCGCCGGTGTGGAGCTCCCATAGTTGATGACCAGCAGCGCACTGAAACCATCAAGGAACGGATTGCCCTTGATGACATCGAGCTTGGCCGCGGGACGGTCCACGTAGAGGACCACGTCGCATGCACTCAACAGTGGTGATTCGCCGGCCGATTCGTATTGGACCTCTTGGATGCCGGAATTGAGGTTGCCTTGGAACACGACCTTTTCATCGGTCACGCCGAACTGAATGAAGAACTCGGGAACCCGCTCAAACTCCACGGCTACTTCACCGGCACTGGAGACTGAAACGGAGTCCGGGTTGGCGCCCTTGCCGATGATGCGGGTTCCAGAAACCAGGATTTGCGGTGACTCGGTGATGAGAGCCTCCACCGATTGATCCTTCTCGGGGCGCGTGCCGGTTTCCTCCTCGATCCGTTCGAGCGTGCGTTCGGAGGCGAGCATGGCCAGAGTCGAAATCTCCGGTTCCACCCCGTTGACGAAGCCGGGGCGGATGCGGAACACCCACTGTTCGGCGGTGTCGCTCCATTCCGGGACGATGGTCCACGGATGCACCCAACGCCGCGACGTTCTCACGAACCGCAATGGCAACCGCCGCGACACCTCGTCGATCGTGGCGTTCCATGTCTGGTGATTGATGATGGGGACTTTGCGCTTCATGTCGGGATGAAAAGGTGGCGACCGACGGCTTTTGCGTCCGGGTCTTTCTTGAGATCGGCTTCAGTTGGTCGGCGCTCTTGGAATTCGTAGCGGATGTTGTGGTGGACGATCTGGAACACATCCTCGATGGAGCCGCCGTCGCTGGATGCCCGGAGGAACGCGAGCGGATAGTAGCCGAAGTCATCGAGCGGTCCCTTGGCCGAGTCGGTCTGAACGATTTCGACGTTCTCACTCACCTGCTCGCCGGCCTTGTTTTCCTCCACACCGGAAATCCCGCCGCTCACCGATTGCTTCACCTTGAGCGAAATGTAGATCCGCCCGTCCTTGGATGCCTTCTTTGGATCCAGCTTGAGTGCCGGGTAGTCCTTGCCGGTTTCGCGGTTGCCGTTCTGGTCGCGGTTGTCGATGCGGCGTTTCTGTCCGTTTTCGCTGATGACAGGGATCAGGTCGTTCACGGTCCCGGGTGAGACTCGCACCGATGATCCACTCACCATGACGCGGAACGGATGCCGGAACATCTGGTTGTCGCGGACGCGCACGATGGTTCCGTGAGGCGTGACACGCACGTCGATCCCGTCGTCAGGGACGATTTTGAGCGAATCCACCCAGCGCACAAGGCGTTCCCACGCATCGCGCACCTTCTCGCCCTTGCGCACTTTGATTTCACGCGTCGTCATTGCTTGCTGGCCTTCTCATAGATCTCCTCAACCCAGCCGTTCGGCGGTGAGAGCAGCCATTCGTTTTCGATGCGCCACACGTCGCCGTTCTGTGAAATCTTCGGCGGCATCGCCATCCAGGTCCGACTGCCGAAATCAATATCCGTGATCGAGTCAGGGGCGTCCGGAATGCTGGAATAGACCTTGCCGATGTCGTTGATCGCGTTCTTGGGAATCTTCTTGGCCGACCATATGCGGGTGACGCGCGCGGTCATCACGGCGTAGGTCGAGGTGCCGAACATCGGGTTTTTCTCGCCTGGTTTGGCTTTGCCTTTACCGCCGAGTCCGCCTTTGCCCTTGGCCTCCTTGGGCATGAACTCAGGGAACTTGAGCGGGCCACCCGGTTCCTCATAATAGCCGCCGTAGGCCGCCTTGATTTCCTTGAGGTTCGGATGCGACTCAAGCGGCTCCTCGGAAAAATCAAAGCCGAGGTTCCATTGCTCGGTGTCTTCCGGGGCGGGTTCCTCGTCACCAGCGTATCCCTTGTAAGTCACGGTGACGATCCAGCCGTCGGTGCCGTCGTTGAGCGCCTGCCAGGTCCTCCCCTGTTCGACGAGCCCGTGAAACCGTGCATGCCCGACCGTGGTGACCTCCGCGATGCTCTTGGCATGATACGATACGGCGAATGACGAAATCATGTTTTCGTCCCTGCCGCCGCTCGCGCCTTCGAGGATGGTGTTCTCAGCCATGGCTTACGCGAAAACCGCCTCCCCCGGTGCTTGGGCCGTGCCCTTGTTTTTGGTGTTGTCGTGGATCTTCTTGAGCCAGTCGGTCTGCCGCTTGTTTTCCTCAAGCAGCCCTGCATTCGCGCTGCGGCCGAAGAGCATGTTCATGGATTGCGCGAAGGAACCGAGCTGACCTGATCCACCCGCGATGACTGCCGGAGCCGTTGACTTTTCCGCCGCTGCCGCCATGCCGATTTGCTTGCCCGTCTTCGCCGGAGGAATGGCCGCTTTGATACGCTCCACGGTGTCACCGAACTCGCGCTTCATGCCGGACGTGTCGATGGCCTCCGCCGTATTGGCGAAGGTCTCGCTGAAACGGGTATTCACGTTCTCACCCGCCTCAGCCAGGCGTTGGGCGATCTTCTGGGCGGCAGGTTCCAACAGGTCGCCGGCCTTGGAGAACCGCGCTGCGGCGTCTTCGTCGAGGATCGAGGCGCTCTCTTGAATCGTCTTCTGGATGTTGTTGAATGCGTCCCCTTTACCGAACATTTCAGCGAGCGGACGGGCCACCTCGATGATTTCCGAGAAACCCTTTTGCAGGAAGCTGATGGCCGATAGGAAGATCCCGATGATGGCATTGCCCATCCCGCTCCAGAACTCAGGCGTGGTTAGGACTTGGAAGAAGGTGACCGCCGTCTTGAAATACTCGACGATGTATTGACCGGCGGCGGCGATGGTCGCCCGCAGCGTGGCCCACAGGAAATTCACGCTCTGTGCGAACGCCAGCTTGAGCGACGACCAGACAAGGTTGAGTGCCTCGCCGCTGCGGAAGATAGCGACTAGGAACTGGCCAGCTTCGGCCAACTTCGGCTTTGCCATTTCCACGAATTCGAGAAACTGCGGCGTGATGGATGCGAGCGCTGCCGCCAGTGGTTTGCCCACTTCCTCAAATCCCTGATTCAGCGCGGCCTTGATCTGGACTGATGCGGCTGCCGTTGCCTTCGCTGATCCGCCGACCTGAGTTTCGATAGCGGAAAGCACCAGGGCTTGCGCCTCGTGCATGCGGTTGGATTCAGCCAGAGTTTTAATCTTCGCCTTTTCATCTTCGGTGAAGCTGATACCGGAACGCCGCAAGGCCATGAGTCCGTTGATCGGATCGTTGAGCGCCTTGCCAAGTTGGACCGCGTTTTGTTCCGCAGCACCGAAACCCGCCGCTGCTAGGTCAACTGCTGCTTGAGTGGCGCGGTCGAAGTTGCCGCCTACCTTATCGGCTGTGTTGGCGAGTTCCTTGAAGGTGAGCAGCTTCGCTTGGGCGAGTTGGATCGAATTGCCATCCATTCCGGTTTGCACCTCGATCTTGTCGGCCAGGTTGTTCAGGCGCTCGGCCACTGAATCTGACTGATCGCCGAACAGGCCCATCGACTTGGCGATGTTGCGGACGCGTGCGTCGGCGGAGTTTGCCGCTTCACCCGACAGGATCAGCTTGTAGGTCAACGCCCCGACAGCGGCTCCAGCTGCAGCTACGGCAGCGGCAACGACCGCAGTTCCCGTAGCGACCGATTTCATGGCGCTGCCCATTGACGCGAATCCCTTGGACGCGCCTGACGACATGCCTGCCATCGAGCTTTTTAACCCGTGCGCCGAAGTCTTGGCACCTTTCAGCGCGGTCTGGAATCCAGCCGTGTTGAGTGTTAGTAGTGCGGTGAGCTTGGCCATCTGGCCATGGGTGGCGTGTCAATCGAAGCCGGACTTCCCCTTCACGTTGGCGAAGAAGTAGAGCAGCCGTTTTTCCATAGATCGTGTTTGCATCTGGAGAGCGACATTTACCCGCGCCCGCAGTCCGCCGACCTTCGTTGCCCACTCGACCGCATTGGTGATCGACGCGCTGATTTCACCATCACTCACCTTGATGTCGGTGCTGCCGGGAGCTGCATGGCGGGAAATCCATGCGGCCACACGGATCTTGCCAATGCTTTGCGCTGCCGTGGCCCATGCCGATGCCAGATAGCCGACTTTCGCTTTCTTGATTTTGATCAACTCGGCAATCAAAGCTTTCGGTGCCTTGACTAACGTGCCGCCCTTGGCAACACGCATGGTGCCGCTGCGTCGCCGCGACCTGAGTATCGAACGCATCTGCCCAATCGAATCCACATCCGCCCGTTTCGGATCGGACACACCGCGAAACACGGCGCGGATGTCGCCAATAATCGCTTGCTCGCCCCGCTTCTTCGCTTTGACGCCGCGTATGCTGCCACGGCTCGGAGGAGTAAGGTCCAGCAGGTGACGGATGAAGCCGCGAATCTGTTCCTTCATGAAGGTCTCGCCGTCGCGCTTCGAGTATAGGGCTAACCGGTCGGCGGCGCGCTGGAACTCATCGACATGCAGTTTGAATTTCAACTCATCACTCATCGTCATCGTCGCCATCGTCAACCATACTGTCGATGAGTCCGATCAGTTCGTCCGGCGCGAGTGCCTGCATCGACTCATCGGTCGGTGGTTCAAGTGTCCAAAGATTGGCCGCTTGGAGCGAGCAATGGTAATACTGAAGGGCACGCGCCATTGGCAGCCGCCAGATGATGAAGTCCTCGCTCCAGCCGGTGTCCTTAGCGATGGTGAAAACTGCGCTTGCCAGCCAGCCTGGGTTCAGGACTTTCCCGGCGCATCGTCCTCGCTGGACGGATACTTGCTTTCGACGCGGACGCTGGATGCAGCAAGCATCGCGTTGATCCGGTTGATTTCCGCCATCAATCCCGGGAGCATGTCGAAGGTGACATTGAGAGAAAACTTGAGCACGCAACGGTCCACGGTGTCGTCACGCACGGCGTCCGCGATGTCATCTTCATCAGCCGACTGCATCCATGCAAAGGCCATGATCTGCCGCTGCTCTTCCAAGTCATCGAGGTCCAACGGTGGATCATCCTTGCCACGGGTGAACATGGTGAGCTTGAGCACATAGGCCAGTTGCATTGAGCCCATGGTGTATGGACGAAGCTTGAGGTTGCCGATTCGGCGCTCACCGTTGTCGATCATGCCAGTGGACAGTTGAAGTTCGCGGTCGTTCATGATGTCAGAATTCGGAAAGGATTTGCTCGCGGGTGGCTTTCGATGCTTCGTCGGAGCCGCTTGGAACGATGGCGATGCGCTTACCTTTTCGAATCAGTAGCATCGGGCGCATCGTCTTCACCTTGTCGAGAAGGCGGTTGTATTGGTCGTTCATCGCCCGCAGGTAGGCGATTGGGTGATTGGCGTTGGCCTCGCACCAGTCGAGTGATTCGTATCGCTTGCGGAACTCATCAAAGGTGATGCTTTCCGCGCCATCGATGGGTTCAAAGCTGAGTTTGGCCGCGCCGTCCATCAGCCAGGTGACGGTGCGCTTTGCGCCGTTGTGCGTCTGTTCGACGGTGTCGGAATACGCGGCTTCGGTGGCGAACATGCCGCCGCTGGAGAGTGCCGCCGCGACCAATCGAGTGTTGCGGCTTTCGGTGGGTTTGGTGTCGTGATCGCGCACGACGCTGATGGTGGTTCCTTCTTTCATGAGTGATCTTGTTCGGGAAATAGTCAGGCCGCTCCTGCAGCCGGGTGGTTCACTCCCGACACTTCAAACGAGTTGTAGTCCTCGTTGGTCTGGGAGTTCTTGACCGAAGTGATGATCGTAGTTCCGCCTGCGATTTGATCGGGGACGTAGGACGCGGATGCTCCCCCCAGCAGCGTTTCCGCAGCGAGCCCTCTGCCCTTGACGGTAAAGCTGAAGGACGGGTCGTAGCGGTTACCGGTTTCAAAGCCGCCATCGCTCTTCTTGATGATCTTGTGCTCGACTTGCTTCTGCACGTCCACGCCTTCCACCAGGGCAGCGGTGACGCACTTGACTCCAATTTCGTTGAATGCAGCTGGCATGATTAGATGTCGTTGTAAGCGGTGGCCTGAATCTCGAATGATGGGAAATCGTCGTTGCTTTCAGAGACCTTAACGGAGGTGACGAAGGACGCGCCCTTGGTGATCGCTCCGGCAGCCACGTCGGCGAAATTGACGGTGCCTTTTCCTGAAAGCGTGATGCTGCGGGTGATGAGCTTTTTCGGCTTGGCGACCACCGTGACACCGAGCGAATCACGCAGGGTGGCCACTTCGATGGAGGCGTCCGCAGATGACTCTTGGGCGTGACCGGTGGCAGGCGCGAGGCCGTTGAGATTGGTGACTCCGAAGGTGGCAGGCATGACTCTTACGGCGGGTTGTCAACCGGCGTCCAATCCACCCCGAGAATCCCTTCGATGGTGGTGAGCCAGCGGTCGTCATCGGTCACGGCGGTGGCGTGGGATTTGGTCCTAAATCCTCCCACCTTGAAGTCAATCGCGGCAGGCAATGCGGCTTCGATGATGTCCTTAACTGCCTGGGCGAGTGCCGCGTGTTGTGTCCGGTTGTCTGTGGGTGACGAAACGAGGATTTTCACCGTCGCTCGATGCAGTGGGCCGACGACGTTTTCAATCGAATCGGCCAGCACCAGGATTGCATCGGAATCTGGCGTCCGGATTTCGGAGGAAGTCCCGGTGAACACATTGGGCGCGGGAACGAGTTGTGCGGAGGTAAGCAGTCCGGCAAGGTAATCTTCGATGGCTTGATTCATGATATTTTCAGCGGCGGGCCACCCGGTATTCGATGACGCCAGCACCGGGCTTGCGGTTGATCTCGTCGATCTTGTGGCGGTCCCCACCGATCAGGATCGTATCGTTGTGGGCGGGTAGGGGGATTGCTAGATGGGCTACTAGAAGCCTCACGGTCATGGAGCCGTCTTGGGTGAAGCCGCCTTCCTCAAGATCGACGGCAAGTCCGCTTGGCGAGACCATCGCTTGATAGTTTTTGCCACCGATGGTTATCGGCACGCCTGCATCACGCAGGATTTCGACGAAGGCCGCAGCGGATTCACGTTGGAGCACGTTCATGCCGTGCACGCGGTGTCAATCGAGGCGAAAACAAAACACCCCCTCCAGTTTCCCGGAGAGGGTGTTGCATGAACCACAGCCAACCAAAGCGATTATGCCGGACGGGTGATGCGCTCCACGACAGGCTTGTTGCCCGTGGCGAAGCCATACATGAGCGTGAAGCTCACTTCCTGCTTGCCGAGGCGACCGTCGTAGCGATCACGCACTTGGATCGAAAGACCGGTGCGTGGGTCGGTGACGACGCGGATCACGGTGTCGCCGGTGTTGGCGGGAACATCCGGCACACGGGCGGCCATGATGAGGCCCTCGCGAATGCCAGCGAATCCCACCAGACGCTCGCCGTTTTCCGGGAGTGCCGAGTATTCGATCACGGTGAAGCCGTTCACGTCGGGCAGCATTCCGGTGACGACCACGTTACCTGCTGCTGGGGTGATGAACGCCTTGTAGAGCGCCTCGTCCTTTTGCAGTGAGTTGTAGTAGTCCGAGTTGACGAACATGAAGCGGCCCATGTCTGGGATGAAGCGCTTGTTGAGCTTGGTGCTGATATCCACCACGGTGTTGCGTCCGAAGCTGGCGGCAGCGATTTCCGTTTTGTTGGTGAAGTTGGCATTGATGATGAGCGCCATCAGGTCGTCACTGACCTTTCGACCGAGCGCATAGGCCACCTTGTCGGCGTAGCGCTGGTTCAGGTCGATCTCGCTTGTCGAGCGTTCAACGTCGGTGATGGCATAGCCCGCGTAGGCGTGCTTGTTGATCTTCACGCTGACATCGACCTGGGCTTGGTCGTCGGGCACGTATCCAGTGGCAGGAACGAAGTCCTTGGCCACGGTTGGCGTGACGATGTGGGTGACGATGTCCTGATTGAACTTCACGCTGGCCGAGGAGAAGTCGGTGGCGATTTGTCCAAGGAGCGGAAACTTCACCTGAAGCGTGTTGAGCGCGGTCTGGGCGATGATGGCGGAATTAACCGTTGCGTGTGAGTTTGGCATGGTCTGTTAGCGGTTGAAGTTTTTGGCGAGGTGTTCGGTGTAGAAGGCGGCGGCCTCCTCGGGCTGTTTGGCGGTGACCAGGCGGTCGTATTGGGCGACAAGCTCCTGGAGGGAGTTCGCTTGAGGTGCACGCTGGTTGTCTCCTGCTGGAGTGACACGGGCTGGCAGTGTGGTGCCGGTAGAGGCGACGACGCGGGCGACTTCAAGTTGCAGCTTCCGATCAAAGTCGGTCTGCGATGCCTGAAGTTCGGTGAGGTTAGTTTGCAGTGCGCTGGATTCACCGATGGCTGAGTCACGCTCGGCCGTGAGGGTGTCTAGCTTGGCGGAAAGCAATTCCACTTCGCTGCGCAGTGAATCCGCAGTGGTGGTGGCTTCGGTGAGGAGTTCGGTCTGTGCGTGATAGTCCCGCGTGAGGTCATCGACCTGGGTGCGGGCTTCCAGTAGTTGGTCTTCAAGTGCGGTAGTCATCGCCCGTGATCCCGTGTCAACCGCTGCGTGATAGACCTTGAGTCGGCGCATGGCTTCGGCACGATCTGGGACCATGCCTGCAAGGTTGTATCGTTGGGCTTGGCGTCCGCTGAAGGTTTGGCCTTCCATGGCGTCTGGTGGGATCGCGCGTCCTTTCGCCAACACCGCTGCATGAAATTCACCGGCGATTTCAGCTAGGTTTGATTGGATGAGTTCGCGCTGGTCATTGGTGAGTGGATTTCCCGGTGCGCCCATCGCCTTGTATTTGCCTACGGAAAACACCTCGACTTTGATTCCCTCTTTATCGAGAGCTGCGGAATCATCGACCACTGCCTGCACCACACCGATGGACCCGACTTGTGCGGATGGAGTGGCGTAGATGGCGCGGGCTTGGCTGGCGATCCAGTAGGCGGCGGATGCCATGAGGCCGGAGGAAAATGCATAGACTGGTTTGTGCTCGTTCAGTGAGGCGACGGCATTGGCAAGCTCCGGTGTGCCCGCCACAGTTCCACCCGGTGAATCGATGTTAAGCATGACCGCCTTGACGTCCGTGCGGTCGTTGGCTTCTCGGATGGCCGCACCAATTTCCTCGGAGTCGGTCGCGCCCATGATGACGCGGGCAAACAAACCCGGCTTGCGGAGAATCGGACCTTCGATAGAAATCGTGGCAACCCCATCCTCAACGCTGAGAAGTGGATTTGACGAATCCGGCTGCGGTAATGCGCCACCACGATACGAACGTGATGCAGCCGCCATGGAGCGCAGCGCCTCGGGCTGGATCAACCATTCACTGTTTTGGAGGAGGTCCGGATTCACGCCCCGGCGGCGGTGTCAACGAGCTGCCCGACGGCTTCCACAGCATTTCAATCGGGACGCCGTGTTTTTCGGCAGTTTCGAGAATGAGTTTCGCATCACTGGCTCGGCGTTCGATCTCCTCGCCGAAGTCAGCACCTAATTCCTGGAAGTGATCGGATAGGGTCTTGAGACCCATTTCCACATCGGCTCGGTTCTGCTGGGCTTCCCGTCCGGCGTCTACGGTCACGCGCTTGGGAGGAACTGAGGAAATCTTCCACCAACCTTCGATGGGCGGCAGGAGTCCACGTGAGATCGCGTCGCCGATCACGTATGTCCACACCGGTTTGATGAGACGGCGTTCCAAGATCATCTGGCGGAACGAGAATCGACGATCCGCCTTGGCGACGATCAAGCGCACGCCCGCACCACCGATCTTGCTAGAATCCGCAGCGAATTCGAATGGAATCACTCCGAGGGCCGCGTCACGTCGCAGATGTTCGAGAAATCCGGTGAAGGTGGGCGACGGGCGGTTGGATTGAAAACTCTCGATGGATTCGTCGGGTTTGAGTGATACCAGCTTGCCGCCGACGATCTTTTGCAATGACACCGGATCGCTGGATTCAACGCCGTCACCGCCACCTCCAACTGCGAAATCACCGTTGTCATCCAATTCGCCCCGTGCTGTTTTGAGCACGCGGGAAATATCGGCGTTGTCCTTCACCGCGTGCTTTTCCAGCGCGAGAAGTTCGATTTCGTCGAGGACGTGGTTAATGGAATGTTGGATCGTTGGGTGCGAACGAACGCCGCCCGCCCATTCCGGTTCATGGACGTGCAGCACCGCCTCGGATGGCAGATCGCGCCCCTTGCCGTTGTCTTCCAACACCCGATAGAAGATCGGAGCGCCCCAGACATCGAGACCCACCCCGTCGATGGTTTCTTGTTTGCCCAAATTGTCTCCGACGCGGTGAGACTCGATCAACTGGATGCGTGGTTCGCCGTCGCCATCACGGGTTTTGTGGACGAAGTATTCGCCATCGATGTCCATGCCACGGCAGACGAGCGCTTGGCATTCTTCAAACGAGAATCGACGCGTCACCTCGCAGCGGGCAGACCACAGGGAAAAGTATTCTTCAGCGGCTCGGTTCCATGTGGGATCGCTTGATTGCGCCTGAACTCGGATGCCGTCGCCAGTCGAGTAGATTGCCATGTTAGCGACAAGCTCCCGCACAAATCCGCTGTTCTTGTGGAGATAGCGTGCCTTGCGGACCAGTTCGGTGCGCACCGAGGAAGTCAGCTCGTTGCGAGCGTCGGTCGGTGATGCACCAGGCACGGTTCCACGGCGGGGCGACCAGTTGGCAGCCTCGAACGGCGAACCCCATGCTTTTGGGACAAGCACAGGGGGCAGAAAGAGACGGGCGATTGATTGGAAACGATTCATTTCGGTAGGTATCCTGAAACTTGCGACACGGCGATGTTGCGGGGACGACCGTAGGTGGCTGGATCGAGGACCCGGAGCGCGTAGCCGCATTCCTCAAGCACTTGATCGACTGGCATGGTGAACTGCTTGGTGGCCGAGCTGCCCGCCTCGTTCCAGGTCATGAGAGTTTTACCCTCGATGAGAAATTCCTTCGCCCGCTGCTGGATGGCGAGCACTTCGGAAATCGTGAAGCCGGTGATGAATAGTCCGCGTGCCATGGTTCACTTGCCTTTCCAGGTGGCGTTGTTACCCCGCGTGTCGATGTGAACGAAACCGGATGATGGATAGATGCCGAGACCTCCCACAAACTTCCCAGCCTTGCGCCATTCGATTAGACGGTCATAGATGCGCTGCGGACTCACACCATTAAAAGCGATATCGAGTGCGCGGAACTCCATGTGCTGGCTGAGGCCGACGCTACCCACGGTCCTGTTGTAATCGGGGGAGCGGTAGGAACTGAGAATCTGGCATGGCTTGCCGAATGACTCGCGGAGATCATCCACGATCCGCAAGGTTGGCACGATGTTCTTCCAGATCCGTTGAGGTGGTGTGCTGTTGGTCACTCCTTTTCGCTGCGCGGCGAAGTAGGATTCGAACTCGCTGGCACCGAAGTGGCGAAATTCCTGGGGTTCGAACCAGGCGGCGAAGGTGGTGTTGGACGCACTCATGATGCCTCTTCCTGCGTGTCAACGGCAGGTTCGCCCACCGACTCGCGCCCAATGATCTTGAGCATGGTAGCGGCGGCGGCCTGCATATTTTCCGTATCCCAGTAATGGTTTGGCCGAGAGCCGATCCGTTCCCACACCCACTTGCCGTTCTTCTTGATCCGGTGCTCGCTTTCCATCTGGGCGAGATAGTCTTCGTCGATGTCGTCAGGCACTTCCCACACCGGGCCGTCGTCCGGGTTCTGATTCCGGCGCAGGCGGGCGAGCGTGTCCTTGATGTTGAGGTTCGACCAATAGAACACCGAGCATGTTTGCCCCCGGCTGAGAACCACTTTGCGGCGTGGCGAGTAGAACCGCTCCACCGACTTCCGGCCCTTCACCTTGTGGGTGAACGTCGCCCGCTTGTCGCCCATGAGGGCTGTCCATCCGTGAGCCGCGCATTCGCGATAGACGTCGTAGGTGGCGTAGCCTGCGTCGATGAAGACGAGGTTCGGGTGAATGTCGAAGCGTTCCTGCACACTCTCCACGTCGGCGAACGTCAGAATCCGCTCGTTCCAAATCAAGCGGCTGGATCCGTCCTCCGCCCATGCGCGGACAACGAGAAACAAGTGATCCATCTGGCAATCGACCGTGAGGATGCGAAGAGGACAGGCGCAAGGTTCGCCGGCCGGGACCAATCGCCCGTGAGAGTCCACGCCCGCTTCACCATCCCAAGTTTCGCCTTTGAGGTAGCCACCCGGAACGATGTCGAGTTTGTAGTCCTCCAGATACTCACGCCATGCGAGAGCCAGACGCTTTTGATAGAACTGCTGAATCAAGCTCACGTCACCTTTGCGGGCGGCGGCTTTGGCACGAAGATAGAGTTCGGCCAGTCGGCCCCAGCTCATCGCACACATGGCGTTCCAGTGGAATCCGGCGTTTTCCTTCGGGGCGTTTGGATTGTTGATGACGTAGCGCCCTGATAGGTTGAGTTCGCGACGGGTGCGGTCACTGTCCTCGAAGTAGTGGTTGCATGACGCACAGCGCATCGAGGTGGTGTCGCGGACTTTTTGAAAATCCCACTCGCCGGATTCATCGCGGGCGTCCTTGCTCCACTCGACTTGCTCCCACTTGAATGGCTGGCGCTGGTGGCAATGCGGACATGCAAACGTCCACTCGCGCATGTCGGTGGTTTCGTACTTGCGGTGGGTGTCGTCGTCATCCTCGCCGCCCTGCGACATGAACAGGCACTTGCCGAGCCAACCGAACGCGGTGACACGGGCTTCTGCTTCGGCCATGTGTCCGGTCGGCCAACGCCAGGTTTCGTCACCGATCAACCAACGGATCGAACGCCGTTGGAGGTTGGTTTTGTTGTGCGCGCCGAGAACCCACAACGTCATGCCGTTGGCGAAATGAACCGTGGCGAGGCGCTTCTTGTGCCGGTTGGCCGGATAGAGCGAGCTGACCGGTTTGCATTCGTCGAAGAGTTTCTGGAGGCGGCTTTCGCTTTGGTCTTTCGCGTCGTCGTCAGTCTGGTCGAGCCACAGTGTCGGGCCGGGATGGTTGGCGATGATGTGGGCGAGGCCGAGTTCACCGACGCTGGTTTTCCCGCTTTGGATCGCGGCGATGATGCTCACGATGCGGATCTTGGGATCGACCAGAGCTTCCATCGGCTCTCGCATCCACGGTGAGTTGCCTGAGCGGAAACGTCCGGGAATCGGCGAGTAGGGGATCGAGGTGATGTGTTCCTCACACCATTCCCACGGAGGACGACGGTCGGGTGGACGCCAGGCATTGCGCCAGATGCGTTCGAGTCTCTTGCGTGCTGGCTCGACGGTCTTCATTCGCCCTGATGGAGAATCGTCAACACCTCGTCGATGGCGTGGCGGGCTTCCTCCTGGATTCCGGTGGCGTCGAGGCCCGATAGAATCGGCGGCAATTCTTGCTCGAACTTCTTGCGGAGCATCGACGTTGCCTGCGCCACGAACTCGGTCCATGCCTGCCGGACTTCCTCGACGGCCACGAAGTCACCGCGCTTGATCCCGAGGCGCAGTTCCCTCTCTTCCACCTCCGCCAACAACTTGCGGGCCTTGAGTGAGGTTTCGATGTCGGCCGCTTCCGGGGTGGGCACTTCACCCCCTTTGAGTTCATTGCGCCGCATGAATTCCCGCCACGCCGCCACATCATGCAGTCCGTTGGATGCTGGCTTCGGCGCGTCCTTGCGCT